TTTTTTGATAAACTTTTATTAACGTTTTTTTTTTTTTGTTCAGATTTTAATACCGACATTTGCCCCTGTCAAAAACATGCTGTTAATACAGTTCCGTGAGTCATGGATATTGGCTCAAATAAACAATGGGCTTTTTTTATGCCCGATTGATATTTATATAATATAAGGCGGTTGCCTTTCCCTATACTATTACCCGGCTTTTCGGACGGTTAGCAGTGTGTTTTTGACAGAACAGGGAAATGGTAGCCGCCTTTCTCATTTTAAAATAGTCAAAAACACACTGTTATGAAAAATGAATTTCAAACTGGTACAAGCTATGTACCTTCGTTCCGTACTGGTAGCACGGACGTAAACACGATCCAACATCGTTATTTTCAGGAACTGGAAAAAGATTGTTCCGTAAATTCGGCTTCTGATGCCTATTACTTATCTGCTATCGCCTGGTTCTGTCTAACCTTTATTTTTCCACCGGCCGTCGTTGGTGCAGTCATTTGTGTGTGTCGTGCCAAAAAAGTAAAGAAAGGAGGCCGAAAATGACATCTTATTTTATAGAGCTTAACGAGTATAAGCCACAGAATCGAAAATGTGCTGAAATGGCAGAATTTGCAAACCAGTTTGGTAGTACACTTTGCCCTGATAAAATTTCCTTTGATGCTTTTAAAACTGAACTGGAAGCAAAAGTAAAGGAGTTGAACGAGAAATACCCTAAAACAATGCCGCTGAAGATATCTTCCGGTAGCGGGTTTATTCACATAGACCAGGACACTAAAACACATAATAACGGCTGTGACAAGCCGGTAGCCTATTTTTTCATTTACCGGGTTAAAAGAATATATAGGTTTTCAGAGCGTCCCCAGATAGAAAAGAAAGGAGGTGCCGAATGATATATACTGAATATCAGCAAGTGTTACTTACCCAATTACAAAACAATGATAAAAGGATTGAGGAAATAAAGAAAGAGCAGGAAGAAATACAGAATATGTTTCTACAGGAAAGTAAATTTAAACCGGGTGATCTGGTACAGGTTGATTATAAAATAAGCTATGCTACTTTTAAAGTTCGTGGCTGGATTTCCCGGATTACATTCTGGAAGAATTACCCGTATTATCACCTGAATTTACCCAAGAAAGACGGTTCCCGCGGATTAAGGGTTAAAAGTATATGTGACGGGGTACTGGAAAATATAACAAGCATTTCACATATTAAATTAGAAGATTTAAAAGGAGGTGCCAAATGAATACAAATAATCCTGATATTCTATTTTTCGTTAGACGTGAATACGGTGCACCTTCCATTGAATTAAGAGCATATAAGGTGGAGAAGGTAAACGAAGAATTTGCTTTCCTCGAACTTGAACGTTTACGGTTGGTTGTTTTTTCCGGTGATTTTCAGTCTGTATCACTTCATCACGAGTACGGTAAAAACAACTGCTTGTATAATAGTGCTAAGAATATACCGGATTTGATGAAAGACATGAAGAAGTGGCAATTATCACCCATTGACAGACGTAATTACGAACGGTTTAGAAAAGTCGCTCTCGGAATATACCGGCAGGCCGGAATAATTGATTTCACTACCTTAGAGACTGCACCGATTAAAAACGTTTAAAGAAAGAACTATCATGAAAGATATAGAAGTAAACGGCGCACATATCACAGATGAAAGTGCCGAGATTTTGAAACAGTGGCAAGTTAAGACGGAACCGGTTTCCGCTTGTTACATACGGGTAATAGAGGAAACTATCGACGATTTGACCGATGAAGGGGGTGAACCGCTTTCCGCTGAAAAAATAGTAGAAAGAATCAGAACTTTACGCATGATGAAGAAAGACATCGAAAAGTTGTCTAATCCTTAATATTAATTTTAATATACCGGCTGAAAAGGCAGCCGTTGGGTTTAAGTCCCAGGTTAGGGTTTGTTTGTGCCGGGGTGGTTCCCGGCACTCTTTTTTATGTCCTTTTCGTCGGTGTCCGTTCTTCCCACCTTTGCAGTAACCAATTATTCAAGTTATGAAAATAGGAACA